CCTTCAGTTGCGGTAATGGTGGGACGATTACGGGAGCACTGTCGACAGCGTCCCCGGGACCAGGAACAACGCTGCTTCGATGTTCGTGGCGTCATGGTGGGTCAGGCTCGGGACGGCGCCCCGCATGATGGCCCGGTGTAACAGGCCACTGTAGAAGTCCTCGTGACGGCCGATCCGCCGCGACAGGGCCCGCATACCGATGCCATGCTCGACGCGGGCATCCTCGACAGCCCTCAAGGGCTTCGGCAGGAACGCGTAGTCCGCGGATATGGAAACCGGACGCCCCCGCTTCCCGTAGCCTTTCGCCTTGGCGCGGCCAGCCTCGCGAGCGCACTCACGGCACGATCCCGAGGCGGCATACCGATAGTCGTAATGGTTCCGCTTGCACGGCCGACCTGTCCAATAAAGCGTTAAGCCACGGTTTCGTGCATCCACCACGCCCGTGGCCTGCCCGATTTGATCGGAAGGAACATCTTCCGACCTAACCTTCTCGATAGGATAATCTTCCGTCATGGCATTGCTCTCCTAGGTTGATGGTTGCGGTGATGGTTGCACTATAATAGTGCAGTTCTCGCGCGCGCGTGCGCGCCTGCCCGCCCGCGCGCGAGCGCGCCTGCCCGCGGGCGGGCGCATAATGCGCGCCCGCGCGGGCGCGCGAGACCCTGGCAGGTTTGGGCCCCCTTTAGGGGGCCCCAAACCGCCAGGGCGGGTCTCGCGCCCCTCGGCCGCGCTTGCCACGCCCCGCACCGAAATCCGGGGCGAGGTGGGTTTGGTTCAGAACGGGATGTCGGAACCGACATGGCTGGTATCGAGTTCGCCCGAAGGCAGAACCGCCAGGGCATGGTTCCGGGATACCTCGAAACCGTCAGACCAGACGTCCGGGCGGTTCGCAGCGATCCCGTTACACCAATCATCCCATAGCTTCTCCGTGCCGCCCGCTGACCTGACCAGATGGTTATAGCGGCGCGCCTTGCGGGTCCGCGTTGGCGGACGCTTCGGCGAGGCGGTCAAGCCCTCGGCGCGCAGGTTTACGCCGAGGCGTCGCTCATTGTGGCTATCGATGCAGCCTGACAGCCCATGGGTCAGTTGTAGCAGAAAGCCACCCTTGGCGTAGCTCACGCCAAGCCATGAGACGATCAAGGCGAGCATGGCATCATCGTCCCCGGGTCGGCCGAGATGCCGCTTGTGAAGCGCTGTGAGCCTTTGTGTGGCGTTCTCTTCCATGTCTCGGACGGCTTGGAGTTTCCAGCCCCATAGCGCCGCCACATCGCCATGGTCGCGGTAGGCATGATATTCCATGATCGCCCGCTCTAGCGGCACGCGGATGGTACAGATCACGAATGTCGCGGTCAGAGCGAAGTTGCGCGGTTCCGCACGCGCCCACTCGCCTATGATGGGTTGATGGTTCGCAAACATGCTTTCAGAGCCTCCACATTTGCCCGTGTGTCAGGGTTGCGCGCCCATCCGGGGCGAGGGCCCGGGATGAACGCGCAGCGCTCACACACGCATTGTGTGGCCTTGTGTGGCCTAGGTCGTATCGAGCGGTTCGCTGTAGTCCGATCCGCACGCGCCGCACCGGAAATGGGCGCGTGATCCCAGCGCGCCCATGAACTCGGCGAATTGACTTTCGCAGACCGGACATTCCGGCATCCCGGTAAGTTCGACCAGATCCGGGAAATCGGCATAGATTTGTTCGGTCTCTTCAACCATGATCGGCGCCCTCTCGAACTTTGATGACACTGTAGACGTAACGCGCGCCCCCGATCTTCTCGGATCGGTTCATCATGTCCGCCATGGTCTGTGCCTGATCGCGCGTTTCGAATTGCATGATTTCGTTATTTCCGTCGCGGACATGACTTGTGTCGCCTTGAGCGCGACGGATGATCCGATAGGGCATGACATCCTCCATGCTTGAGTGGCACTCGGGGCGATGCGCCCCGCAATGCGCCCCTGCTATGCAAGGGCGCATCCCGTGGCGCATCAGTGTTCAAGCCGAATGCGACGGATGTAATATGTCCGGTTTTTGTTGTTTTCATCTCGGACGCGGACTGTCGCCGTGAAAGGTCCGGTATCCATGAACACGAAATCCCACTTTTTGTATTTAATTCTCCGGATCAGACTGATTAACGCCTCCGAAAAGGTAGCGTGGGCGGTATGCTTGACCGCGCCGTTTGGACAGATCGTGATATACACGTAGGGATTTGGGAGCGTTGGCATGTCAGCCTCCGTTGTTTGAGTGGTAGTCGGGGCGATGCGCCCCGCAATGCGCCCCTGCTATGCAAGGGCGCATCCCGTGGCGCATCATTCTGCGATGTAGAACTGGTCAAGTTCATGCACGTATGTGTACGCGTCTTGTCGTTTGGCGCGACGGGCGGGAACCGCCTTGAACGCGCCGATCAATTCTTGTGGACGTCCGGGTCGGTCGACGTAGACTAAGACCGCCTGTCGACCGTCGCCGTGATCCCCCGTAAGATACAGGATGCTTTCCTGATCGTATGAGCGTGCAATATCCGCGGCGGTATCAAGGTCGATTTTCACGCCGTCGACCTTGAACGCGACACTGTATTCCAGTTCGCCCTTGTAGCATCCGGTGCAATCGGCGAACGGAATACCGCGCGCGGTCAGTTCGCCGTTAAGCGAACGCCGACGGGCGATGTCATCACTCGCGCCGCTTTCGGGCGACAGGATCACGACGGGATATTGCGCGTTGATCTTGTCGGTCAGGTTCGCGACCATTGCCATTCTCCGTTTTCAGGTGAGCACATGGGGCGATGCGCCCCGCAATGCGCCCCTGCTATGCAAGGGCGCATCCCGTGGCGCACTCACCGGATGCCTAGGCGGTATGTCCAGGCATCCCATCGCGCCGCATCGCAGTCCGCGACGCGACGTCGTTTCTCGGCGATGTGCGTCAACGTGTTCGCGTCGATCATAGCTCACCTCACCTTTTGGAGATTTGCGCCTTGCGACCGATCCCGTTCGCCCCGCGTCAGGGTATCGGCCCGCCCGTCGTTCTGTCCCGGGCCACGCCGTTTCGTCTATGTGAGGCAAACGTGGGCGACCGGGCCCGCCCCTGTCAATAAGAAAAATTCGGGTCCGTCCAACTTTTTTCGTCAGACTGGATAGCGCCTCGCCCCGGCGCCCGCGCGCATTGCAATAATCATGCCAATTCAGCCTACGCTACACTTATATGCAAATCTGCACCTAGTTTCAGCCGAGGCTAAACCTGTATGCAGATCTGCACCTAGTTTCAGCCGAGGCTAAACTTACATGCAAATCTGCACCTAGTTTCAGCCTACGCTAAACTCTGACGTATCGACTGAAAACCTACGTTAGCGCTTCAAAGTTTAGCCTCGACTGAAATTTCGACAGCAAGGGTCCCGGGGAGAAAATCGCGGGCGCGCATGGCTCTGTGATATTGCCACCATACATTCGGGCCGGGTTCTAAGGTGTGTCAACCAACCGCACATGGCCGCGGAAAAGGTGTTGACTGCGCGGGTAGCTGACTGCACGATATGTAGTGTTATCGAGGAGGTGTTATGGCAGAAGGCTCGTCGCTGGCCGAGTACGGTCTCCGGGGAGACCAGGAGACCTTCATCGCTACCTACGTGAAGACCGGCTCGCTGCCGGAGGCCGCGAAAGCGTGCGGCCGGCGCGAGGACACGGTGAAGAGGTGGCTGAAGCAGCCCAAGGTGCATCAGGCGGTCCAGGCCGAGGTGAAGCAGCGCCTGAACAACGGCGCGGTCGCCGCGCTGAACACGCTGCGGGACCTCATGGAGAACGCCGAGGACGACAAGACGCGGATGGCGGCAGCTCGGGACCTGCTTGACCGGGCGGGGTACAAGCCGGAGCACATGCACACGAGCGCCGACCGCCGGTCGGCCGACGCCAACGTCCAGGAGATGATGGGCCGGATCAAGGAACTGTGCCAGGACCTCGGGATTGCCAACCCGACGACGATTGACGTGACCCCGGGCCACGCCGAGAGTGGTTCGGGCGCGGCGCCGGCCGCGGCCGAGGCGCCGGCTCCGCCAACGCCGGACGACGAGGACCCGCTCGGCGAGGCCCCCGCGCGGCTGAACGCGCCGCAGGATACCAAGCCGGCGCCCAAGCCCGAGCCGGCAGAGGCGGACCAAGCCGAGAAAGACATTATCGACGAGATCGACGTAGACGACAACGTGGAAGACGACACGGATGTCACACAAATGTTCGGGGACATTTGACGGATGAGCGAAGGGGAAAGCTCCGGCGGCCAGGGCTCGGACTTCGATAAGCTCCAGGAGCTGCGCCGGCTGCTGGAGAGCGTCCAGGAGCATCAGATCTACAATCAGGTGGACTGGTACAAGCCAGTCCCGAAGCAACACGAGTTCCACAAGCTCGGGGCGCGGTTCCGCGAGCGGATGCTGATGGCCGGGAACCAGCTCGGGAAGACGCTCAGCGCTGGCATGGAAGTTGCAATGCACATGACCGGCGAATACCCGGATTGGTGGCCCGGCATCCGGTTCAACCGCGAGACCCACTGGTGGGCCGCGGGCGTGACGGGCGAGAGCACGCGGGACAACCCGCAACGCATCCTGATGGGCCGCGGCCGGAATTGGGGCAGCGGGACCATCCCGTCGGCGAAGCTCTACACGAAGCCGATGATGGCCCGGGGCATCCCGGACGCGCTGGACAGCGTCCAGGTGGTCCATAAGTCCGGCGGGATCAGTACGCTGAAGTTCAAGAGCTACGACCAGGGCCGCGAGAAGTGGCAGGGCGACACGCTCGACGGGATCTGGTTCGACGAGGAACCGCCCGAGGACATCTACGTCGAGGGCCTGACGCGGCTGAACCGGCGGAAGGGCCACGCCCTGGTGACCTTCACGCCGCTGCTCGGTATGACCGCGGTGGTGAAGCGGTTCTACGAGCCCGCCCCGGACGATCCGGGACGCAAGAACCGTGCAATCGTCCATATGACGCTGGAGGACGCGACGTTCTACAGCCAGGACGAGAAGCAGGACATCGAGGCGCAGTACACGCCGGCGATGCGCCGAGCCCGGGTGCAGGGCCTGCCGATGTTCGGCGAGGGCCTGATCTACCCGTTCACCGAGGACGCGATCACGACCGAGCCGTTTGCGATCCCGGAGCACTACCGACGCATCTGCGGGCTGGACCATGGTCTTCAGCACCCGGCGGCGCTGGCGTGGCTGGCCTATGACCCGGATACGGACGTCGTGTACTTGTACGACGCCTGGAAGCAGAGCGACACGACCCTGGCTGACCGCGTCCAGGCGTGGCGCCAGCGCGGCGATTGGATACCTGTCGCGTGGCCGCACGACGTCGGCGCCCGCGATAAAGGTGTGACCGGGCGACCGTTCGCGGAAATCTACGAGAACTACGGGATGCGGATGCTGGGGCATTCGGCCCGGATGAACCCGGACACCGGCGGCGCCCAGCCGCGGGAGCCGATCATCGAGACGCTCTACACGCGCATGAAGACCGGCCGGTTCAAGGTGTTTCAGAACTGCCGAAGCTGGCTGAGTGAACAGCAGCGGTATCACCGGAAGGATGGACAGGTGGTCGACGAGGACGACGACTTGATCTCGGCGACGCACTACGCGCTGATGGAGCTGCGGAATGCGGTGCCGTACTACAGCGCTCAGGTCGCGCCGGCCTACGCCGAAGGTGTTGACCACGACCCCTTGGCCGGATACCTTTGAGCGGTCCAAAGTGGAGGCAGAAATGGGTTTCCTGACACCAGACCAGCCCGACATCGCCGTGCCCGAGCCGTCTCGCGTGCGCCCGCGGGAGCCGCCCGAGAAGGAAGATCCGGGCACGCAGCAGACCGCGCAGCAACAGCGCCGGCGCCGGGCCCGCGGCACCGGCCGCGGTGACACGGTTTTGACCGGGACGCTCGGCGGTAGTGGTGGCGGCGACCAGACGAGCACACTGCTCGGGGGCTGACATGCCGGCGAAAGTCGACAGCATCATCGCGAGTATTCAGCGCGGGAACAAGAACGTGAAATCCAAGTCCCAAGCCATCGCTATTGCGAAGGACCGGGGGCTGATCCGGCAGGAAGGTAACAGCTTGAAGCTGACCGAGAAAGGCCGGAACGCGAACGGCTCGGAGGATTGATGGCTGAGGACGAGGATCAGAAGATCAAAGCCGACTTCGAGGACGCGAAGGCCGCGCGCCAGAATTGGGAGAGCCTGTGGCAGGACATCTCCGATCTGGTGGAGATGCGGAACGACTTCACCGTGAAGCGGGAGAAGGGCAACCCGCGGCACAACCGCGTCTTCGACAGCACGGCCATCCGGGCGAACAGCCAGCTCGCCGCCGGCCTGGAGAGCTTCCTGGTCAACCCGCGGACAAAGTGGTTCGAGCTTCGCATTCCGGGCGAGGTGGGCGAGAACCCGGACGTTCAGCAGTGGCTGACCGAGGTCCGGGACCGGATCTTGGAGCACCTATCCAAGCCCGAGGTGAACTTCTACCCGGCTGTCCACGAGGGCCTGATCGAGCTGGGCGCCTACGGCACCATGGTCCACTTTATCGAGGACCAGAAGAACGGGCCGAGCCCGCGGTTCGTCAGCCGGCCGCTGCCGGAGGTGTTCCTGCGCGAGACCGACGACGGCAAGATCGACGTGGTCTTCCGCAAGTTCAAAATGACGGTGCGGCAGGCCGCTCAGATGTACGGCGCAGACAACCTGCCGGATCGACTTCGGAAAAAGCTCGGTACGAAGAACCAGAACGCCGAAGAAGAGATCATGCAGGCTGTGC